GTTGCTGATGTTATCATTAGTATACTTTCAGAGAAAAACAGTTTTGGTTATTATTTCTTAACCAAAGGTGGAGTAACTAAAGAAAAATTTGTAAAATATTTTCAAGAAAATCTAGTCATCGAAGAAGATAGCGAAGAAGAAGAACCGCACAGAATTGTTAACACATCTCAACTAGATAAAATATTGAATCAATTTTGCACTAACTTAAGCCTCAAGGCCAAACAAAGACTGATTGATCCTGTTATCGGCAGAGACAACGAAATCGAAGAAATACAGTTGGTATTAGCTAGACGAAATAAAGCCAACGTGTTAATGGTGGGCGATCCTGGCGTAGGCAAGACTGCTATCGCAGAAGGACTTGCACGTAAGATTCACGAAAAGAAAGTTCCTAAATTTATTCAGGACCATCAGGTTTATACATTAGATATCAGTGCTCTTTTAGCAGGTTCTAAGTATAGAGGTGACTTTGAAGAACGTGTCAAGGCTGTGTTAACGGCTTTAGAGCGCAAGGGAAAAATCATCTTGTTCATCGACGAAGCACACATGATGCAAGGTGCAGGAGCAGCGAACCAAAGCTCTAATGACATGAGCAATATGCTTAAACCTATTCTAACCAAAGGTGTGATCAAACTTATTGCCAGCACCACATGGGAGGAATATCGTAAGCATTTTGAAAAGGATCGTGCGCTAATGCGTCGATTCCAACGTGTTACTATCGACGAACCTACATCAGAGCTAACAGTTAAGATTATCAAAGGTGTAAGAAAGTATTACGAAAAACATCACAATGTAAAAATTACAGATGCTGCGATTGACCAAGCCGTTAAATTATCTGTGAAATACATGAGCGATAAAAAACTTCCAGATAAGGCCATTGACATTATCGACTGTGCGTGTGCAAGGTATAAACTCAAAGACGATGCCTCCATGGAAGGTGTAGAACAACTTGTTGATATCGAACAAGTTACCTACGAGCTCAGCAAAATGATTAATATGCCTCTTGAAACTGTGGCTCAAAAGGAAAGCAAAAACTTATCTGGTTTAGAAAACAATATGAAAAATGTTGTTTATGGACAGGACAAAGCTGTTGCTACCTTGCTAGATAAAATTTTTGTAGCCCAAGCAGGAATGAAGTCACCTAATAAACCAATCGGTAGTTTCTTGTTCTTAGGACCTACAGGCTGCGGTAAAACTGAAACTGCTAAACAGCTCGCAGAAAAAATGGGTATGCAATTAGTCCGTTTTGATATGGGTGAATATCAAGAGAAGCACAGCGTGGCTAGGTTGATCGGCGCTCCTCCGGGATATGTCGGCTACGAAGATAATGCCGGTATGTTGATTACAAAACTTCAAGAACATCCTAACAGTATCTTATTGTTAGATGAAATTGAAAAAGCTCATCCAGATGTTAGCAACATTTTGTTAGCCTTTATGGACAACGGATTTGTCACTGGTTCTAATGGCAAAGTGGCAGATGGTAGAAACACCATTCTTATTATGACCAGTAACTTAGGTGCTGCCGATAATGAACGCAATACCATAGGATTTGGTGAGCTAGAACGTGACGGAGAAGATGATAAAGCTATTAAGAAATTTTTTGCTCCCGAATTCCGCAATCGTTTAGATGCTGTGATTAAATTTAACAAACTAGACAACTCTGTGGTTGAACAAATTGTTAAGAAGTTTGTTGGAGAACTTAACACACAACTCAAAGACAAAGGTATTGAAATTGTTTTAGAAAGTTCTGCTGCTAAATGGCTAGCTGAAAAAGGCTACGACAAGAAGATGGGTGCAAGACCGTTAGCTAGATTGATCGATAATAAACTTAAGACTCCATTAAGTCGAAGAGTATTATTTGGAGACCTAGTTAATGGCGGATTGGTAACAGTTTCTGTAGTTAAAGACGACTTAGAATTTACAATCGCTGAACTTCCAAAACCGTTAACAAAAGAAGAAAGAAAAGCTATCAAAGCTAAAAAATCTTTAGATCAATTAGATGAAACAGTTCAAAGCTAAACAGACCACTAGAAAATTTTATAACAAGTGGTGCTACAAAGTTTCTTTAGAAATCAAAGGAGCCGCAGTATTCCGAACGGTTCCTTTGTCTGAAGTTGAACGTTATTGTGATAAATGCGGCGGAAACAGCTATCGTCATTCTATTGAAACAAAGGTATTTCATAACAAAGAACAAATAGCAGAACTATCGAAGTTCTTGCTTAACTATGATCCTAGTATATGGTCAAAAAGAATAGAAAATTCTAATATAGACTTTTATACTAACGATTCAAAATTCTATAATGATATCTCTAATCAATATAAAGACTTTGTTAACCTCCGCTTTGAACCTGATGTTAATTCTAATATATTAGATCAGCCTCAAGTTATTGTGGGCAAAAAGTTGCCGCATAACAAATATCAGTTTAGAGTCTATCTATTACCTCATAAACTAGCAGGCGACACGGAAGAAAAAGAAAAGTTCATCAATTGGATGAAAACACAAAATTCCAAGATAAGATTAACTGATACTGTAATTAAGTGGTTCATGCACACTGATTGGAACTGGGATCGTAGATACATTTTAGTCGAGGACGAGCCTACACTATTGATGTTAAAACTTAGAAATTCGTCAGTAGTGGGTCGAATTTATAATTACGTAATTTCCGATAAATAAGAGATGTCCACTGAAAACAAAGAATTATTATCTGACAAATCCGAAGTAACCGCGGATTTCGTCTACGGCTCTAAAAATAAAGCAGCAGGTTATAACAAATTTAACGATGGTTTACACACTGTTGTGTATGAATTTGATAACTTTGTTGGCGTTGCTAAAATACAAGGAACGCTAGAATTAGAACCAGGAGATAATGATTGGGTAGATGTTTACGGCACTACTATTACAGTTGAAGACAGCACTCCCTTAATATCCAACGAAACTGTTAATTTTACAGGCAGATTCGTCTGGATTCGCGCTGCATATCGTGTAGATCAAGGCACGATTGTCAAGATTCGTTATAATTACTAAGAGTTAAAGTTCGATAAATATAGTATTACCTCACGAGGAATACTATGAGAGACCTTTTATCAAAATTAGACGCAATCGTTAGCGAAACAGCCCTTAGAGACAAAGACGATTTAGATGCCAAGCGCAAAGCTCTGCAAGATCTACAAATGGATCCTGTAGCTTCTAAGGACCCAGAAATCAGTCAAGCTATTGTCCAACGTAAAGCAGATTTAGAAAAAGAAGCTAAAGCCAAAGGCTTTGCTGAAGAATTCGAAATCGGTGATGACTTTGGTATTAGTTTTTCAGAAGATTTTGAAATCGCTACAGAAATCACTGACATTTTAGAAGATGGTATTGTTATCGACTTAGATGACATAGCACTTGATATGTTAGCCAAAGAAGGTTTGGTATTCTTAGACGGTGAAGTTATTCGTGAGGAAAAACAAAAAGGTCTAGATGGCAAAGCCTGCTGGAAGGGTTACAAGCGAATGGGCACTAAAATGAAAGGTGGCAAGCGTGTAGATAACTGTGTCAAGATGGAAGATCATGGACCAGAAGATCCCAAGGATCCTGTAAACTACGGTGAATACGATCGTGAAGGTGATATGGCCAAAGACGATCTTAGAACCATCGATGATGCTGCCAAAGAATTATATGCTATTTTAGATGCTGACGAAAATCTACCAGAATGGGTTCAGGCTAAAATTACTAAGGCTGTTGATTATATCGATACCGTTAGAGACTATATGAAAGCTAATAAGTATGCCGAAGATGTTCAAACAACAGAAGCAAAATATCACGGCAAAGAAGTTCCGCTTGGTAAAAAGTTACCAGGTGATGTAAAAAAATCAAAAGTCTATGTCCGTAAGCCTAACGGTAAGATTGTCAAAGTAAACTTTGGCGATAAGAAAATGCGTATTAAGAAATCTAATCCGGCACGTAGAAAATCTTTCCGTGCTAGACATAATTGTAAAAACCCAGGTCCACGTTGGAAAGCACGTTACTGGTCTTGCAGGAGCTGGTAATGCTTTTAAAAGAAATGTTTTCGCCGATTGGCGCACCTAAAGAAGACGATCAAGAAATTGATTGGTTAGATGATTTAAAATTTTTTATAGACAACGATGATCAAATGTTGAATCGTTATTTTTTCCCAGCTGTTGATCGTCATAAAGAACACAAGGGAAATCCTAATGTTTTTAAAGTTTATATTAGACCAATTGAAAATTGTTTAAATCATTACTGTAAAATGTTTGACATCCAAGATAGAGAAGAAAAATTTCCTAAAGAAAAACTAATTGACCTTGCAAAACGCTTTGCAGAAGAACAATCAAGACATATTGAGAAAGGCGATTACAAGTAATGTTTTTAACCGAATTGTTTGAAGCTGGTAGCAAACACGTAACATTCTGCTTTGGTAGAATGAATCCTCCTACCATCGGGCACAAACAAGTTTTAGATACGATGAAGTCTCAAGGCGGCGATATGAGAATATTCGTTAGCCAAAGTCAAGACGCTAAAAAGAATCCTTTAGATTACGGAACAAAAATAAAGTTCATTAAAGAAATGTTTCCCGAATATGCAGGAAATGTAGTGGACGATCCCAGTCTAAACACAGTTGTTAAAGTAGCATCATATCTACACGATCAAGGTTATAACGCAGCGACCTTTGTAGCTGGTAGTGATCGTTTAGATGATATGAAAAAACTTCTCGAAGCATACAACGGTGTTGAAGGTAAGGCACACGGTTTCTATAAGTTTGAAGTTTTAGATTTTGTAAGTAGCGGAGAGCGTGAAGATGGTGCTGAAGGTGTTGCTGGAGTGAGTGCCAGTGGTGCTAGAGCTGCTGCTGCCAACAATGATTTTGAAGCATTTAAAGAAGCCACAGGTGCAGGAGAACTTGCTAAACCCTTGTTTGCTGCTGTGCGTAAAGGCATGAAGATTGCAGAAAGCATTTCTGAAGCTCCTATTGAAATGGATCCTACAGACCCTATGGATCCGATGATTCACAGTCATGACAAAGCTAATCCTGCAAAATTAAAATATCGTATGATGCGAGCTGCGGGACAGATAAAAGACCTTGCTGCTCGTGTCGACAAGGCTAGTCCTGCAGAGTGGCAAACAATGACTCGCCAATTTGAAGAATTAAAGATGAATATGGAGCAGATTCGACACGCCTTAGAAGAACTTGCTAAAGTAAGAAGAAAAGGTGGAATCCGAAGTCGCGGTATTGATCCAATGATCGATAGCGTTGAAGAAGGTTGGAAAAGCAAAGTAGCAGGCGCAGCTTTAGCTGCTGCTAATTTATTAGCAAGTCCGGCACAGGCCTCAGAAGAACCAGTCAAACCTATTACTATTGCTTATGTAAAAATCGACGGCGAAGTAAGAAAATATAATTTAGGTGATAAATTTGCCACTGCTCGAGAAGCAGAAGAATTTATCAGTGGAGTATTATCTAAACAAGGGTTACAAGGATATCAATTAGATATAAGACATGGTTATCCTAAAAAGAAAGAAGTTAAAGAAGGCTACGGGCGTTACTGGTGTTCAACTGATAAGAAGTGGAAAACAAGGAAAGGTCCTAAGCAGTCAAGGAAATCAAAATGAAAGCAAAAGAATTTATACCAGCAAGTAAGCCAAGAAACTTTGTAGCCAAGAATCAAAAGACTGCAGGTGCTGGCCCGCACAAAGATAAGAAGAAGGCCGAAAAACAGGGCGATGTTAAACATAAAGGTAAACCTATGGATGAAGCAGCTCATTGGTATGGTGGCGCAAGTCATAAGCCCGGGTGGAGTGGTAGTGGCAGACGCAGAGATCCAGAAGATTGGGACGAGGGCAACACCGAACCGCCAAACAATTTCGCTATCTATATCAACGGTAAGAAGTGGAAGGTATTCAAAGGCCGCGGTTATTATGCAGATGACGAGCGTGAAAGAGCACACTACTATCAATTAAAAGATTGGGCTCGTAAAAAATCTGAAGCGACCGGAAAGAAATGGGAAGTTTCTATTACAGGCGAACCGGCTACTGACTAATGGAAATATCTGAATTAAAACGTCTTGCCGGTATTAATGAATTTAAAGGATATGTAAAATACGATCCTGTAAATCCGTTTGACGGTAGCAATATAAGTGTTACCGGGAATGAAAAAGGTGAGCTTATGAAAAAACATGATATTAAACCAGGAACACCAGAATGGTTTAAACTATGGTTCAGTAAACCTTATCTAACTGGAGAGAAGCCTGTATGAACCCAAATGATTATCCAGTATATCCGGAGGATGATGGTTATGACCGTCCGAGAAACCCTTACAGCCCTCACTAAAAATTTTATAGCAGGCCTTGCTATGTATAGTATCAGCATGAGTCTTGCTTATGGTGGCTATGCAGGACAAGACTATAGCGATTGGTGTAATCCAAGATTCTGTTGCCCACCCGAGACACCAAATGAGAGCACATGAGTTTGAACCAAAGAAACTGGTGGTCTTTGATATTGACGATACATTGGTCAATACACAGACCAAAGTTCATGTGATCAAAGACGGCCGTGTTATCAAAAGTTTAAACAGTCATGACTTTACACATTATAAACTGCAACCAGGTGAAAGTTTTGATTTTGAAGATTTTCGCAATGCCCGTGAGTTTTTTGAAAAGTCCAAGCCTATCATTCCTATGATGCGACAACTCAAACAGGATATCGCCACAGGCAACAAAGTGGTAATGGTCACTGCTCGTGCAGACTTTGATGATAAAGAATTATTTCTAGATACATTCCGTAAGTATGGAGTAGACGTTGACAAAGTGCATGTCTATCGTGCAGGTAATAGCAAACAGGGAACTACCGAAGAACGTAAAAAATCTATAATCAAAACATTACTTGATAAAGATGATTATACCAAAGCTATAATGTATGACGATGCAAAACCTAATCTACATACATTTATAGAACTTAAGAAAGACCATCCTAAAACTAAATTCTATGCCTGGCATGTCAGCCCAGAAGGCGATGCATCTGAATATATGAGAGAGGGAATTGTTTCTGAAAAGAAACGCAGACGTAAAAGTGCTCGTTGGGCTGCATATGGACCGGGCCCTTACGGCGCCTACGGTTACGCTACTGGCTATAGCGGAGATGGGGGTGGTGACGGCGGAGTCGGCGAAGGATGGAAAGATTGGGCCGCTGCCGGAGCATTAGGGACAGCACTGGCATTCGGTGGTGCCGGAGACGCAGAAGCTGCTAAGAAAAAATCTACCGATGTTATCCAACAAGTATCAAAAAAAGATATTGCTAAATCTGTAACCGGTAACCCGCACGAAGTATTTCTAAAAAAAGAAGCAGAGAAGGCAGGAATAAAAGGCAGCGAGCTTGCAGCCTTTCTAGCACAATGCGCTCACGAAACATTAGATTTCAAGCACATGAAAGAGATCGGTGGTTCATTAGATTTCAAAAAATATGATATTAAGTTTGCTCCACGTAAAGCAAAGATACTAGGCAACACCAAGCCCGGAGACGGTGCAAAATACAAAGGACGTGGATACATACAGCTCACTGGAAAAGATAACTACAAACGTGCTGGACAAGCCTTGGGTTTGCCTTTAGTTGAAAAACCCGAATTGGTCGAACGTCCAGAAATAGCAGCCAAGGTCGCTGTGTGGTATTGGAAGGAACGTGTTCGAGATAAAGTTGACAGTTTTAAAGATACAAAATCTGTAACTAAACCTATCAACCCTGGAATGAAACATATAGACCAACGAAAAGAAAAGCATGACAAATTTATGGTGGCTATGAAATGAGAGCTAGAGAATTTATTAGAAAAATCGAAGACCAGCACCCTAACGAAAAACCCAGGGGTCCTGAAACAAAACCAACCATGCCTAAAGGAACAGTTAGAGTTGATGTTTCTGATGTGTATGACTGGTATAAACTTGGTCAGCATATCAGTGATCTAAAAGGGTTAGGTAAACACGATTTCGGTAAAGGACCACCTAGCACTATTGTTAGTTTTGGTAGCGAAGAAGAAGAACATGAATATCTTAAAAATTTAGAAAAATTAGGGCTTACAACTACAGATATCGATCCGGTTGATCCTAATCAACCTAAGGGAATGAAACGTCAAAAAACAGACCCCACATATAATGTTGAAAACTTTGCTGACGGCAAAAAGCCAGGGCGTAAGGGTCTAGCTAAACGCAGCGGTGTAAATTGCAAAGCTAGTGTTAGCTCGTTGCGCAAAACTGCCAAGAACAGTTCAGGTGAAAAAGCACGTATGGCTCACTGGTGCGCTAATATGAAGAGCGGTAGAAAGAAATAAATATTATACTATGAAAATAAGAGAAATATTTGAAACAGCTACAGCTGGTGCTACATCGGCAGGTAATATCGCTACCGTTGCTAGCCCGCATATAAGCCCAGGAAAAGCTCGTGGAAAAAAGAGCTATACAGGATCACCTGGTAAAAGCGGCACTAAAGCGCCTCCTCAGCCCAAAGTTTCTCAACCAAAAAATTCCGACGGAACTGCTAGAAATGCTCTGGATACAGGCGTTAGCTTGTTTGGCGGCTCAGCAGTCAAGAGATAAATACATTATACACCTTTAGGATCAGGACTATGGACTTTAAATCATTAATTACAAAAATTAGCTCGATGGATGACAAAATTGAAGTTATCCCAGCTCCAGAATTACCAAAAGCAGTTCAGCTTAACGAAGATGCTCAACTACGTGTTCTAGCAGGAACTTCTTCTTATATCTCAGAAGCTAAGAAAAAAGCCGAAGAAAAGAAAGAAGAAAAGAAAGTAGACGAAGTATTCGATGCTGATGCGAAACCAGGCGACAAGAAAACTACATCGAAAGGTGTTGCTACTAAAACTAAAACTGGTTTAGTTCACAAATCTACATCAGCGTATGGTGGTAGCGAAGAGCCTAAAGATGACGATGATACAGATGCTCCGGCAAACAAAGGCGGCAAACCAAAGAAAGCCAAAAAAGAATCTATTGATCCTGATCAATTTAAATCCAAATTCCTAAAGATGGTTGAGGCTAAGAAGTCTGATAAAGAAGATAAAAAAGCCAAGAAAGAAAAGAAAATGGACGAAGGTGCTAAGCCAGATTTCTTAGACGTTGACAAAGACGGTGACAAGAAAGAGCCAATGAAAAAAGCTGCTGCCGAAAAAGGCGGTGACAAGAAAGATGGCAAGAAAGGCATGAGTGCTAAACAAGAAAAGTATTTTGGTAAAAAGAATGAGTCTGTAAAAACTTCTAAGAAAGTAGTTGCAGAATCAGTCGAAACAAAACTATCTTTCAAAGACATGGTTAAGCTAGTTCAAGAAAGTGGTGGTCAACAACAGATCGATCCTGTAGACAAAGCATTGTTTACATGGGCAGAGCGTGTTGCTAAAGCCAAACTAGGCGAAGGCATGAAAGCAGATCTATATGCAGGTTTAATTTATGAGCGCAACGGCGGCGTATTTGAAATGTATGACGTGCTAGCAGAAGATCAAAAATAATTTTTATTTTGGTAAAATAAAGCCGGTTATTCATTGACCGGCTTTTTTTATGGCTATATAATAAACATTATTACTTGGAGTTAACAAATGTCAAAAATTTACGGTCCCGAAGAAAAAGCAAAACTAGAACGTCTCATTAATGAAGGCGGTAATGTGCTTCGAGAAGTAGAAGATTTACAAGAAGGCTTAAAAGAAACTGTTAAAGCAGTTGCCGAAGAACTACAAATCAAACCAAGCTGGATTAATAAAGCTATTCGTATTGCACACAAAGACAATTGGAAAGAACACGAGCAAGAGTGGGATGAAATTGAAATGATCCTTGGCGTAACTAAGAAATTACCGGAAAAGGACTAAATGATAAATGATATATTCCGCCCAACAATAGAATGGATAAAAGATGATTGGGCATCTAACCGTTTACGTTTTATTATTGAGCTCCTTGCTTGGGCTGTCTCAATTGGATGCAGCATCACTATGGCGCTCACGGTTCCCAATCCTCCACTCCTTGCTTTATATCCTGTTTGGATCGCTGGTTGTGCTATGTATGCTTGGGCTGCTTGGACTAGGAAATCTTTTGGCATGTTGGCTAACTACATCTTGCTCACCACCATTGATACGCTTGGGCTGGTGAGAATGCTAATTAGTTAAATAAAGTTAGATGGTAGGCGAGGCCATAAACCGCAAGTTAGGTATTTGCAAGCCGTAAATTGCATAGGAGAAAAATTTGAGTTACGTTGACGCATTCTATGATCGCGACGATGACATGATTCGTGTCGTTGAGCGTGATGACAAAGGGCAGAGGCATTTTAAAGACTACCCTGCCAAGCACATTTTTTACTATCACGACCCAAGAGGAAAATATCAATCTATCAAGGGTGAGCCTCTTAATAAGGTCAGTTGTAAAAATATCAAAGAACTTCGCAAAGAACTTGCGATACATTCAAACAAAAAACTTTACGAAAGCGATATTAACCCCATTTATCGCTGTCTAGAAGATCATTATCTAAATGTCGATGCTCCAAAACTGAACGTAGCGTTCTTTGATATTGAAGTGGACTTTGATCCAGAACGTGGCTATGCTTCGCCAGAAGATGCATTTATGCCTATTACTGCTATCGCTGTTCATTTGCAATGGATGGACACATTAATCTGTTTAGCCATTCCTCCAAAGACCATTAACATCATCGAAGCTAAAGAAGCTGTAAAAGATTTTCCTAATACTATGCTGTTCGAAACCGAAGCAGAGATGTTAGATACATTCTTAGATCTTATCGAAGATGCTGATGTTTTAAGTGGCTGGAACTCAGAAGGTTTCGATATTCCCTATACAGTTAATCGTGTAACTAAAGTTCTGTCAAAAGAGGATACTAAACGTTTCTGTCTTTGGAACTGTTATCCTAAGAAAAGAGAATACGAAAAATATGGAAAGAGTGCTGTTACTTATGATCTAATTGGTCGTGTTCATCTTGACAGTCTCGAACTTTATAGAAAATATACCTATGAAGAACGCCACACATATCGATTGGATGCGATCGGTGAAATGGAAATCGGTGAAAGTAAAACTGTCTATGAAGGAACATTAGATCAGCTTTATAACAATGACTTTAAAAAGTTCATTGAATATAATAGACAAGACTGTGCTCTCTTAGATAAACTAGATAAAAAATTACAGTTCTTGGATCTAGCTAACAAGATTGCACACGAAAACACAGTTCTGTTACAGACTACTATGGGTGCTGTGGCTGTTACTGAACAGGCGATTATCAATGAAGCTCATAGACGAGGAATGATCGTTCCCAATCGTAAAAAGATGGACGAACACGGAGACACACAGGCCGCAGGTGCGTATGTTGCCTATCCTAAGAAAGGCATCCACGAGTGGATCGGTTCACTTGATATCAACTCACTGTATCCATCTGCGATTCGTGCATTAAACATGGGTCCGGAAACTATTGTAGGCCAACTACGTCCAGACGGAACTAAAGCATATATCGAAGCAGAAATGGCCAAAGGCAAATCATTCGCGGCAGCATGGGAAGGTATCTTTGGTAGCCTTGAATATACTGCTGTAATGAACAGAGAAGTCGGTAGAGAAATCACTATCGATTGGGAGGGTAGTGGTAGCGATACTCTCAGCGCCGCACAAATCTATGATTTAATTTTTGAAAGCAATCAACCTTGGATGCTTTCAGCCAACGGGACTATTTTTACTTACGAAGTAGAAGGAATCATTCCAGGGCTGTTAGCACGTTGGTATAAAGAACGTAAAGAAATGCAGGCCAAATTAAAAGAATGTATCCAGGCTGGCAATAAAATTGAGGAAGAATATTGGGATAAACGTCAGTTAGTTAAAAAGATTAATCTTAACTCACTGTATGGTGCTATTCTTAATCCCGGCTGTAGATTCTTTGATAATAGAATCGGACAGTCCACAACTCTTACTGGTAGACAGATTGCCAAGCATATGGCAAGTAAGGTAAACGAAATTATAACCGGAGAATATGATCATGTTGGTAAAGCGGTCATATACGGTGACACAGACTCTTGTTACTTCTCTGCGTATTCTACGCTAAAGAAGGACATCGAGAAAGGCACACTTCCTTGGACTAAGGAAAGTGTCGTTGAACTTTATGATACCATAGGAGAAGAAGTAAATGGAACATTCGTCAAATTCATGTCCGATGCATTCCACGTCCCCAAATCTCGAGGAGAGGTCATTAAGGCAGGTCGCGAGATTGTTGCTTCCAAAGGACTATTCATTACCAAAAAACGATATGCAGTCCTCTACTACGACAAAGAAGGAAAGCGGTCAGACGTCGACGGGAAACCAGGCAAAATTAAAGCCATGGGGCTCGACCTCAAGAGGTCAGATACCCCGGTTGTTATCCAAGACTTCTTAAGCGAAGTATTAACTCGTGTTCTAAATGGTGTTCCTAAAGAAGAAATTCTAGGGTATATCACAGATTTTAGAACAGAATTCAAAACTAGACCGGGTTGGGAAAAAGGTTCGCCTAAGAGAGCTAATAACATCACTGAGTATGCTGCCAAAGAAAAGAAACAAGGCAAGGCCAATATGCCAGGTCATGTTAGAGCTTCTTTGAACTGGAATACTTTGAAACGTATGTTTGACGACAAGTATAGTATGGGCATTGTAGACGGAGCAAAGGTCATTGTCTGCAAGATCAAAGATAATCCTATGGGCTATACTAGCGTTGCATATCCTGTAGACGAACTCAGACTACCTCAATGGTTTAAAGATTTACCGTTTGATGATGGCGAAATGGAAACCACAGTCATCGACGAAAAATTAGAAAACCTAATTGGTGTTTTGGAATGGGACATCAGTTCAACAAGGTCGGATAATACATTCAGCAAATTGTTTGATTTTGAGTGATTTCAAGGTTGATTTTTACTCACGATCTAAATATAATCTTAATATACATGGAGACTCTCTAAATGAAAGATATTTTACAAGACATCGTAAGCCATACACAAAACCTTGGCTTTCTAACAACTGTTAAAGTTACAGGCACAGAAGAAAAAACTACTATCAATTCGATGGCAGATGATCGTTCTGTGATTATGGAGGCAGAAACTGCTAATCCTTATCCAGACATGATTGGTGTGTTTGGTATGCCGCAACTACAAAAGCTCAAATATTTGTTAGACGGCAGCGAATATAAAGACGATGCTAAAATTAATATTACTACAGCAGAACGAAATGGCGAAACTATTCCGGTAGGTATCCACTTTGAAAACAAAGACGGTGACTTCCGCAATGACTATCGTTTTATGAATCAGGAAATCATCAACGAAAAGATGAAGACTGTCAAGTTCCGTGGTGTTAAGTGGGATGTAGAAATTGAACCAACAGTGGCAGCAGTTCAACGTTTCAACTTCCAAGCAGGTGCTAACAACGAACATCCAACATTCCTTGCTAAAACAGACGGCGGCAATCTAAAGTTTATCTTTGGTGATGCTTCTACACACGGTGGTGAGTTTGTGTTTGCACAGAACGTAGCAGGTAAACTGGATCGCGGCTGGACTTGGCCGGTGTTACCAATCTTAGCAATTCTTAAAATTGCAGATGTTAACAATACAAAGATGAGTCTAAGTAATGAAGGTGCTATTCAAATCACTTTAGACAGTGGTTTAGCAACTTACAAATACATTATTCCAGCACAGGCGGCCTAATGATTAGTAATGTAATGCCCACTGGTAGATATGTTCAGGTATCGGGCGGATCCACCAGCACATATATTAACAACTACTCTGGTTCACAGGGCGTTGGTAACATGAGATACAATACCAGTTCGCAACGAATGGAAGTGTTCGATGGCAATAACTGGATGCAACTGAATATGGGAGCAGTATCTGTAGGCTTGCATCACGAAGCTGAGCAGGCTATCGATTGGGCATTAAAGAAAATTAAACAGGAAAAAGAATGGTATGAGTTGGCTTCTAACAGCGAAGCCGTTCGTATCGCACTTGATCAATTAGAACAGGCAAGAACAAGAGTAGAACTTACAGCAATTTTAGCGAGAGACCATGAACAAACAACCAGTTGATTTAACACCATTACAAAAGGACTATGCGGTATACTTACCAGCTATTAGTTCTTTTTACAGCACTTATATTGCAAAACAAAGAGAAGGCGAATTTATTCCCAAAGAACGTATTCCACAAGGATTTGATCGTGGCATCGAAGGAATGAACTTCCTTAATCCAGAACAAGGATATTTTTATTACAAGTTTGCTCTGTATTCAGCAGGTCATGCTCAATTAGACATTACTAAGTCTATGACACAAGAATCTATGATTCAACAGCGTGATCGTTCGAAAACAATGATCTTAGGTGACTCAGGTGGTTATCAGATTGGTAAAGGTGTTATTAAGTTTGACTGGCAGAACTTTGAAGGTGCAGAAGCTAACAAAGTTCGAGAAAAGATTTTAACTTGGCTAGATGTTACTGCTGATTGGTCAATGATGCTGGACGTTCCAACTTGGGCTTGTGACCATATTCATAGTCCAAAAACTGGATTAAAGACTTTTGAAGATTGTTTAGATAAGACTCGTTTCAATAACGAATACTTCATTCAAAATAGACTTGGTGCTAAAGACGGCGGAACAAAATTATTAAACGTTCTGCAAGGTTCAAATTGGGAAAACGCAGAAGCTTGGTATCAAGGTGTAAAAGAATACTCCGATACTAGTAAGTATGGAGATAAGGCTGCAGAAGGTTGGGCTATGGGTGGTGCTAATATGTGCAAGATGCCTATTACACTACGCAGACTGATCACTATGCGTTTTGACGGTATGCTAGAAGGCAAAGATTGGATGCACTTCTTAGGCACCGCACAGTTAGACTGGGCTTGTTACTTAACAAGTATCCAGCGTCAAATAAGAAAACACGTAAATGAAAACTTCACTATTTCCTTTGACTGCGCATCACCTTTCATCGCAACAGCTCACGGACTGGTATATACTAACGCCCAACATACCTCTAAACGATTCAGTGTTATCATGGATAAGGCCCCGGACAATAAGAGTCTTGCCAACCGGCACGATATACCTTTTCCTTTCGAATCCGATTTTGGTCGCAGACTTACGATCGCAGATATTTGCCACTACGCACCAGGAATGCTAAACAAAATTGGCAAAGAAGGTAAAACTTCTTGGGACAGTTTTGCTTATGCACTAATGATGGGACATAACGTAGAATGTCATATTCGTGCTGTTCAACGTGCTAATAATTTAATGGACATTGAATACGCTAGTTACAGGCCAGACTGGAGAGGTTGGCGTAAAGTAAAAGATGCTGACAAGAG